ATCAGAAAGGTCGGCAATATCATATGGGCTATCGTAAACCCATTTCTGATCATCAGCATGGAAGGTGAGAACAGAGTTGTCTGCGGGAGATCCAGTTGTTACTGCATAACCACCAATATTGGTAGTTGCAGCACCAATAACTGATGTGGTAATAAACTGACCTATAGTTGAATCAAATGCTAACAAATCACCATTTGTTAGAGTTGTTATGTCAGTGGCCGCAATAGCAGCAAGAGGTCCTAAATCAGTCACGTCTAATACTACCTCAGTTGCAGGTTTTGATTTGATTATATTTACTGGGTTTACAGAAAGTGTAATTACTTTCTTGGATGAACTAGATTTCCTTACAATAGGCATTGTTTTAAGTAGAAATACCAGCGGTAACTATGGCAGATCCTTCAACCATTCTTGATACACCACCAGATGATGATGTTAAAACCACATCATAATAATATCTACCTGGTGAAATGTCTGTAGTTGTAATAGCGGTCATAGCAATAGAAACTTCTGATGTAATGGTATTAATACCAACAATGAAGTTATATGCAGTTGGAGACCCTGCATATTTTTTCAATTTTGATACACCACTATATCCAACAAGATTTGAAAGAGATCCATCAGATTCTGTAGAAGTAAATACCTCACCAAAATCTGCACCTTGTGGAATAATAATATTAATCGCAGGAGTGGCAGCCATTTCTTATCTTTTTAGTTATTTATCTTTGGAGTTCTGTTTCAACAACTTTTGTAATTCTGCTGTTGAACCTACAAACAATGCATTGTTGACTGTAGTTGGTCCTTTTTCTACTTTATCTTCATTAACATCTTTCAATTTCTGCTGAAGAGTGAGAAGTTTATCTGTTGCATCGGCAACATTCTTGATCAGTTGTCCAGCAACCTCATATGCTCTTGGCATTTCACTTTCTTGAGCAAGTTCCAAAATACCATTGATTGCTTCTTGACCTTTTTCAATAATAGAATATAAGTTACCTCTGGTGTACTCATAGTCTTTTTTAATATCATCCATCTGTGATGATACTTTCTCAATCTTCTTTTCCACAGGTTCTACTGAAGTGACTTCTATTTCTGTAGAAGAAACATCAAAGGCCTGATCCAACTCATCATATTTTTTAGACATGATTTAGTCCTCAGAATACACTACCATCAAACCCAAAGTTATCTCCAATTTCAATCAGAGAATTATCTGTAACAGTAATCCTACCAACTGGATCACCTAACAGATGTTCTTGAGCAGATGTCTTATCTCTTGCTCTATCAACAATCAGTTTATTGCCACTCTTAGACTTGACATAGATTGATTCATTACCAATTGAGATGTAAGAATCTTCTGGGATCGATGATGCGTCTTCAACTTCAATAACAGTCTCTGTTTTATCAACGTTTTCTGACAACAATGTTGTAACATCACCATCGTAATTCTTGGTTGCTCTTGGAGTGACTTGATATGTGAGATCCCTTTCTGCAGAAGAAGAACCTTTGGAACCAGCAATGTAACCAATAGAAACTTTATTGATAATATCAGAAGTGACATCCTTAACAGGACCGTATACGAATGTCTTAGCAGTAAATGTTAAGGTATAAACAAGAGCTCTTCTGGTATCAAAGTTACCTTCATAATCATCTTCCATTTGGATGTTATCAAGATTAACAGGAACATACTTGACTTCATTCAAGTTACCAAGAAACTTGATAGGAAGTGAATAAGAAGGTTGGAAATATGGTAAAATCTGTTCTACAATTTGTAACATATCATCATTCAACTTTGTCATAATTGAAAGTTGAATTGTCATATTATATGGAACTGGAACATATGTCTTTTTTACAGTTCCATCAGGAGTTTCAGTAACAATAGTTTGTGTTTGAGTTACTTTTCTACTTGGATCATATGAAAGATCAGTGAATTCAAAAGACATTCTTGGAAGAGTAATCTGAACAGGACGATTCAAATTGGCCTCTTGTTCCATTCTTGCAAGAAACTTTTGAGTTGGACCATATGCAAGAGGAACTTGGATGACACTAGAAGTGTCATCATTACCATCTTTATGATGAACTTCTATTCCATTGAAAAGAGTACCAAATCCAATAATTACGGATCTGAATACTTCATTGTAGAAATAATCAAACATTATTTTACTCTATATTACTAACTATTTAGATTAAGGCATTCCAAAAGGATTTTTTTCGGTGAAATCAATGATATTATCACCTTCTGTTTCAATATTGTCATTATCCGCAAATGGTGTTACTAGGTCATTTTTTTCTTGTAATCTCATTGCATATAGTGCACCAGATTCAGTTCCATAGACAGTTTCACCAGATGTAAACTCACCATCAACAATTTTAATTTCAAGTTCATTTGTAGAACTGATCCAACTATTAACTCTTGCGGTTGTTCCAGAAGTTGAACCAATTACAATTTCATTGAAGATATATGTTCCTACACCAACTGTTGAACCAATACCTGCGGGAGTTTCAATAGTGACACTTATAGGAAGATCACCTGTAGTATAACCAGTACCAGCATGTATCAGGTAAGCAGAAGAGAGATTACCAGCAGAATTGATATAACCAATACCAGTGGCAGATGTACCACCTCCAATTGGTTCTGGGAAGACAATAGATGGATTGGATGTATATCCAGAACCACTACTTGCAATAGAAATACTTTGAATTGTTCCAGTACCAATTCCTGTTGTTGCAGCAGCTCCAGATCCAGATTTATTGACTACATTAGTGAATGATACCCAAGGTGCAACGGTGTAACCACATCCAGAGTTGGACATGTAAACTGCCTGAACTTTTCCACCAGCAACACCTGTACAATTGATATAGTCATTGGTGATAGAAGAAATACCTGCAACAATAGTTCCACCAGATGGTGCTGATGAGAAACCTACAATCGGTTCGTGATTATAGTTGTTACCCATATTCTTGATAATCACATCAGTAATACCACCAGTAGTACAAATACCCGCAGTAACTGTTGCTGTTACACCAGCACCAATCAATTGAAGTGTCTGGATATATCCTTGATCTTGAGTATTGTCATCGATTTCATCGACACTAGTATCAATAACCTCATCTTCAATACGGAAGAGACTACAAGTCAATGTATAAACATAATTTTTTTGTAATTGATAAAAAGGTTGTTCATGTTCAACATATTTGATCTCAAATATCCTGTCACCAAGAGGAAAATAGATCAAATCTCCCTCTTTTGGTCTTGATGTTAATACACTATTAGGAATAGATTTTGATAATGGTGCAATATAACTTTCATATCTATCTTTTGAAATGATAATCTTTAAATCATCATAATTTTGGATACCAAACTTACTTAAAAGTGTTCCTTGTCCACCATATCCCTCATAACTATCAACATATGCTTCAATTGGAAAAGAACTACTAAATTCTGATTCAATAACCTCTCTGATGACAGTATTTGTAGTCACATACTTTCGAGGCATATAATATACCTCAACACCATACATCCTCAACTGTTCGTTGATAAGATCTTGAACTAAATTTTGTTCTGATTGTGATCCTTGGAGAAAAAATGGATTTAACATATCAGCCAATCATATCCATAGGAGGAAGTTCATAAGTAGAAGACATTTTTTCTCTAATAACTTCTAATTCTTTTTCTGCATCTTCATACATTTGTCTTCCATTCAGTTCAATACCACCAGGTAACTTAACTCCCTGGAATTTCATCATATTTTGACCCCATTGTCTCTTAATTAAAGATGTGAGGTAGGGTTTGATGAAAGAATCATTCCAAATTCTGGTATAATCTGTACCATTCATGGCTCTATAACACTCAATAATCAAAAAATCACCTGTACTGATAGTAGAGTAGTCAATATCAAGATATAATCTGTCCTGTCTTTGATTAAATCTGATATGTTTATGAGTATTCATGAGAAAATTCATCGTCTCTAAATAACTCATTGTCATCGAGTATGACAACATATCGTATCCAGATGCTGCTGTAATTCCTCCCCATAAACCAAAAATATCATTTAGGAAAAACTGATATTTTACGTCCCACATTCCACCTCCAGCAGTTTCATTAAACTGAAAAACCTTTTCAATCCCGATAACATCTGGTGGAACTTGTAAGTAATTACTATTTTCATAATAAGTGAATGTAGTTGCACTTCCTACAATACTTGTAGTTGCACTAGTAGAAGCAATACCAACTTGTGATTGACCAGAAGCACCAGGTGGTCTTGCCTTACCTCTATCAATATCGTCTTGAGTTAGTTGATATTTGAGAAAAACTTTTTCAACACCATCAAAGTGCCTCTCATTGAACAATTGAATTGTATCATCGACCAAATCTTCAATTTGTTCGTCGGCAACATTGATCTCTAAGACAGGATAACCTAACTGTCTTTTACAGTAATCAATTAGTTCTTGTCTAGAGGATGGTTTAGCCATTTATAGAACTTCTTTTTTCTATTTATGTTTATCCATAAAATGTTGGAGCATCATTTTAATATCACCTAAATCACCCTTGATTTCATCAAGTTCATTCTCAATAGAATCGATTCTTTCTTTATCAGAATTGAGTTTTTTACGATTCATCAAATAAGTATTATAATCATTTTGATTTGTGTTAATTATGGCATTAGAACGGGTATCTCTATGATACCCGTCCTTACCTTCAATAGGAATCAAAGACATATTATGCTAAGGCAATTGCACGGAGGTTTCTAAACTGTGGTACAACAGACTGATTGGTCGATGTACCGACGATCTTGATTCTAAAAGATGAGAATGCAGGAAGATCTTCATTGGTAAATGTATACTCTCTAAATTGATCAATAGAAGGATCATCAGTATATGAATCCAATTTAGGAATGTTGAGATCAGAAGATCCATCACTTGCAGTTTTACTAAGAATAACCTTTCCAGTTTCATCAAAGTTACTGTACCCAGGGAAAGGAACAAATACTACTTCTTTTGCTGTACTGTCAGGTTGATTCAATGCATAGAATACTCTTACATCATTGTATGTTGAAATGTAAGCGTCCAGATAAACTTTAAGTCCAGATGCAGGATTTTCAAGAATAATGTTCTTAGTAACATATACAAATCTGTTTGGATCATCAACAACTGTATTAACTTTATAATCGGTTGAGTAATCACTAATAGGATTATTAACTCTATTGGTGATAGTAACAATTGACGAGTTATCAAGATCAATTGCAGGTGATAATCTTGAGTCAAATGAATATAAGTTTGCTGTCAATTCAAAGGACTTATTACCAGGTTGAGCAGAAAGATAAGTGTCCTCATTAATTTGAGAAGCAATCATCCTTGGAGTATCAAAATAATTTTTCTGGTAGTTAGCAATACTTTCAAATCCCTTATCAACAAAGGCAACTTCAGTTCCAGAAATACTTCTTTGGGCAGTTGTCTTTGCCTGGAATTCAATATTGGAACCTTTTGGTTCAATAGTTGTGATTTTTGGAATCATAATATTGAATGGTAAGTTGTAACTACCTTTTGCTTCTTCACCACCAGCAGTGACTCTAGTGTTGAAATACAATTCACTGAAATCTGTTCCAGTTCCCCTATTTGTTCCATAATCAGTATCTTCCACATCAATTTTTACATTGTAAGTATCCAGAGTAATGGGATTGGAAGAAGTTACATTATTGAGGTTATGTGTTCTATTGATTCTTCTCAATGAAACACCATCAAGTTCATACTTGTAAACAAGATCATCAATATTATGTTTTGTTGCAACTGTATTATCAACACCTCTAGTAATACCAGTTAATGTATTACCACTAACTCCAGTATACTTGACGATTTCCTTACCAATCTTAGCGTATCCTGGATTGGTTGTACCAACACCAACACCTTCAAAGTTACCAAAATCAGTAGTACTGGATACAGTAATTGCACCAATTCCAGTTCTCGTATAATCAACAGTTAGAGGTGTAGGATCAACATTAGATTCAATGTCACTCAAAGTAACCATGTTAATACTACTATACATTCCATGATTTCTTTGGAATATATTGAAATGTCTTCCATCAGTATTAACTCTGATTGGAGAAACGGGAATTACGGTTCCATTAATACTGGAATTGATGGTTGTAGCAGTTCCAGTAGTTGTGTCAACATATAACAACTCATTAGTTGTGTCAAATGAACCCTGTACTTCATCAAGAACCAGTTCATTATTACCTTTCAATTGATTAATTGAAAGTTTCATGTTTCTTCCAAGTTGACTATTACCAACCTGAATAGGAGTTAATACGTCACCAACAGTGTACCCTTTACCACCTTGATTAGTGGTAATTGTTGCACCAATTGCAATACCATCTTCAACATAAATGT